GGATAAGGGCCACCAATAACATCCTTGTCCAAAGCAAGAAGTGCAATAACATCTTTAGGATCAAAATGAATGTCAGCGTCAATGAACAACATGTGTGTACAATCTGAACGATTTAGAAATTCATCTACGAGATAATTTCTTGCTCTAGTGATTAGGGACTCATTGAAAAGATATGAAAATTTCACGCTCACACCATACTGCATACAAACAGCTTGTAAATCAAGACAAGCTTTCGCATACAGTCCATGATTCATGCCGCCATACATTGGTGTCGCAACAAAAATACTTTTCTTTTGAAGTTCCTCTTTTTTAATTGAAATTTCCATTTACTCTCCAAAAATAAAAAAAAGGGGAGTACCACTAGAAGTGGTCTCCCCACAATTCACCTAATTAGGCAGTGAAGCTGTAACCAGCTTTGATAGCAGCACGAACCATAGATTTGGTTGGTGTGCCCACACGATACACGGCAACTTTGCTACCATCACCACGGGATTTGGTGTTGGTGTAAATTACATGACCTTCTTGACGAAGTTCATCAATACGTGCGGCAACGTTTTGGATGCCGAAACGAGCACGAGCCTGTGCGGTCGAAAGTGTGTTATATCCCTCTTTCTTGTTCAAGAAATTAAGGATACGGGTTTTTGCGGATAGTTTAGTCAAGATAAATCTCCTAATGACAAAGTTAAACAAAGTTCTTGCGTTCTGCAAGTATTCACATTATACTATTACTTAGTGTGTGTGTCAACATATTTTGTGGTATATGTTTTTATCTGCCATTTTTTTGCTGGCAAATCCTTTCAATGAGTTTTGTCTTTTCCTTAAGGATTCTTCAGGAATAAAGTCCAACTCCTCATCAATAATTTTATTCAATAATTTCCATCCAATATCCAATTCTTTTTTGGCCTGGGTTTTACTTTCGTATTCTATACCAAAAATTATTACCGATTTTGATTGACCATTATATTTACCAGAACGAACATATTGTGGAAATATAATTTTACCATCTATCATTTTATATAGAGTTCTCCAACAAACATTTAATTTTTCTCTTGCTTCACTTCTAGAAGCATAGGTAATACCATCAATAGTAACAGGTTTTCTTTTTTTAAGGTAAAAATTTTCAGTATGTTTATATCCAAACAATCCTTCTCCACCTAAAGTGCTATTATATCCTTTTTTTAGACTATTATATTCTTTTATAAAAAAAGGTTCCATCGTGTGTAAACAATGTTCTCTATCTAAAGATTGATATATTACATTCCATTCAAAACCATCAAGTCCATATTTTCTTAAAGCATTATAGAATTTATATTTTTTATTGAAATTTGACGGAGATTTGTGTTCCCACATTCTTTGTGGCCAATTTGAATCAAATCCAATATATACTTTTCCGTTTATTTTATTTGTGGCTTTGTAGATAGAATAAATATTCATGCTGGCATTCCTTTACAATGTTAGAGTAGGTAAGGACGGCAATCCTGTGACCTACACCTATTTATACCTTTATCTACCTACCTGTCCTAAATTCTTTTTCTTCAACATTGATATACGACCTTTGGCATATTTGGTTTTCCAAATGTGTGCCAAGGTTTCTTCACTGGTATCAAATGATTTAACCAGTTGTTCATCACCAATTTCTTTCCTAAGATATTCATTGGTGTTGTTGTATAGAGGAGAGAAGTAAATTCCCCTCTGATGTTCGGTACGAATAAGTTCTTTTGGAATACCCAACTTACCATACGCAAAATTTAATGTGCGATTCTTGTGGTCACGCTTAAGTGGAAGTCCTTTTTGATTCTTAGCTTCCCACCATTCAAAATATTTACGTGTATAATTTTCTTTAACCCAATCATAAATCATAGCTCGAGTTTTGCGTGACGGTTCAAAAGCAACCGAACCACTTGAGAAACCCATTTTGTTCCAGTGTTCAAGGCCATCATACTGAGATAGGCCACCGGATTTAGTGTTGCCATAAAGGGAAGTAGTTGTAACTCCAACGAGAACATCTCCATATTGTCTTTTCCAATCATTTTGTACAGTATCAGCAAGGCACAATAGTGCCAATAATTTACCACCCATATAATTAAAACCCAAAGGCTGCAAAGGAACAATCGTAGAACCAATTGCAGTATGGTTAATCATGCCTTGTTGTGTCTTAACATCTCTAGGCCAACCAATTGCGGCATCTCTTGGAGTCAAATCCAAGAAGTCGGACGATATACACATAACACCAAGATACTTGTTTGTAACTTCATCGACCACGGTGTAATATAGGTTACGACCAATGTTAGAATTATTCTTCATTGTAGAAGAAAAGGTGCGTACTGTATTCCAAGTTTCAGCCAAAGGTCCGTTAGACAAGACCAATTTTGGTTTCAATTTTTCATAGTCATCCGGACCTTCTGGCATCCAAAAATTCTTCTTAACCTTTTCAACCAGTTTCTTTTGTGTAATGTCTACCAACTGAACATCTTCTTCAAACAATGTACTGATTGTTCTAGTTGGATATTTCTCATGCACTTCTAGCCACTTTTGATATAAAGTATATTCACGTACATCCATTTTTGATGCATACGTGAGGTCGTTAATCAATATATTTTTTAATTGCTCGGTATCAATATGTTCAAAACGATCAGGATCATTTAATACCTGCCATTTTTCCCATTGAGCATCAACATAATCTATAGGTGTTGCCATTAAGTTCTTGCTTGCAGTTGTTTCATATTCTTAGGATTAAAATACTTGCGTCTAATCTTATCTAGTTTCTTCAAACCAAATTGTAACGCCAGTGGTTTCACTCTACTAGTATACACTATTCCGTTCATGTGGTCAAGCTCATGGAGAAAACAACGAGCAGTTATACCAGTAAAGGTTTTGGTACGATTCATACCATTAAAGTCTTGGTATTCCACTTCGACTTCGGCAGGCCTGGTGATTCTCAAATTTAGGAAAGGGAAAGAAAGGCAACCTTCTTCCATGTGTGTTTCACCTTTTGATGAAATAATTTTTGGATTGAAATATGCCACATATTCTTCACCTGATCCCATAACAAATACACGGTATTCAAAACCACATTGATTGGCTGAAAGACCAATACCATTATACTTCTTACAAGTTTCAACTAAAGTGGATGCAAAACTATTTGGATTGATTGGTACATTTTCAAAATTAAATTCAGGTAAAACTTTGTGGAGAGATGGATGGTCTGGTGCCACCAAATCAAATGTTTCAACCGTTTCAGTTGCTGGTGCAACCTTAATCGTTTCTTCTGTGTTATATAAAATAATATCTTCTGTATTCATTTTGCAATCCTTGAAAAGTTTCCTTTTTTCTCAAACTTAATGACCGAACGGAACTTGTCGAACAGTTGGTCTCCTTTGTGGGAAATAACAAACACATTTGTGTCTGTTCCCATTTCATGTATCAACTTTAGAAATTCTTCTGTGCCTACTGTATCAAGGCTAGAATCGAACACCTCATCTAGTATCAACAAATTAGTATTGGTACTATTCTTTAGTTTGGCAATCTGACGCCAAGTAAACAATAAGGCCAAGTCAATACGCATTTTCTCACCTTCGGAGAAATTGGCATAAGAGAATTCATCACGGTGCCTACTCTTAATTGTTTCTTCAAAGTTTTCATTAATGTTGAAGTTAACAAAGAAGTCCATTGCAGACAAGTACTTGTTAATCAACTTATTCATAATTGGTAAGTATTGTTTAATGATACGTGTCTTAATGCCACCATCTTTCAATAAACTACCTGCAAATTCATGGTAATGTTTTTCTATCAAAACATTTTCATAGTTTGCCTTATACTCATTCAATGCAACATTTAACTCAATTAACTTCTGGTCACCACCTTCTGTACCAGTCTGTTTATTGGTCAACTCATCTATCTCATTGTTTAATTTGGTGATGTAATTGCTTATTGCCGATATAGTAGAAGTGTGTTTAATAATTTCACCACTGTGTTCACTAATGTGTGTAATGATATCCGTAATAGATTTCATTTCAGTAGTTACTTTGTTTAACTCCTGCTCAATCTCAACCAAGCCAGTTTTTTGTGTGGTAATTTTTTGTGTTTTTTCTTGTACCTGAGAATCTTTCCACTCAGGTGTAATTGATTGTTTACATGTTGGACAATCATGATTGGTTTCATAGAAGTCAATCTCTTTTTGATTTCGGTCAATATTAGTTTGTACTTTACCTTTGATTTGAAATAAGCCTTTGGATTTTTTATCCAGTTTTTCTTTCTTATCACCAATTTTATTTTGTAATACTGCAATGTGTTTGTTAATCAATAGAACATCATTTTGTAATGTATTCATTTGTAATTTTGATTTTCCAATTTCTTCCAGTTTACGTTTGATATCCGCATCGTGGTTCTTTTTATGTTCTTCAATGTTTTGTTTTTGTAGTGTTATCTTT